CCACACCACCGGCCGCGACCGTGAGCCCTGCGATGCGTGGCCTGTGGTTGTCGTCTCGTCACGCGGGAAACTGCAGGCGAATGTACTCAAAACTGGACTCAAACCTTTAAAATGTCTGAAAACATTAAGGTTTTCCCTCAATGGCTTCGGATCATTCATCGGAGGCTGCACCCTTCTCACCGGGATCCGCATCACCTGCCGGGCTGTCAGCCAAGGGTACCAGGGCGGCGCCGGGATCGGCCACCACATCAAAATTTTCCCCGAGCTGATGAAGGAGGCCGGAATAGATCTCCCGGAGGAGGATCTGCGGACGGCGCTGGCGGAATTAAAAATGGCTGCCGTTGAAATGATCGGGATCGTGCAGTGCTCGAGCTGGCGTAATTCCCGGTTAATGGCTGTGAAACTGAAAAATGGGCCAGAGGTCCGGATCCGGGTGAAGGACAAGGGCGTGTGGCTGGCGGGAAAACCTGTGCGCGTGCAGCGCCATGCTGATGGATCCTACACGATTGCGGCCGGGTTTGGACCGAACCAGGTGCGCCGCTTGGAGGCGGAGCTTGCGCGAGGTAAACGAAAATGAGTTTACCATGGTTCAAATTTGATACGGCCGCATGGATTCAGGATACACGGGTGCTCAGTCCGGTGGCGAAAGGCTTCTGGATCGATGTCCTATGCTTCATGTGGAAAAAGGACGACGATCAGGGCTCCCTCTCCGGCCCGGTCCCCATGCTGGCAAGAATTACAGGCACCCCGGAATCCGATGTGATTGCATCGATTGAGGAGTTTGAAATCTTCAATATTTGTGACGTGTCACGGGATGGTCACGGAACTGTCACGCTTGTGTCACGCCGAATGTCACGCCTATGCAAAGAACGGAATGATGCGGCGGAAAGGCAACGAAACAAGAGGAAACGTGATAAAGCGGCGAAAGATGCGGAGAATCCTGCGGATGGTCACGGCGATGTCACGCCCGATGTCACGGACAGAAGGAAGAAGGAAGAAGGAAGAAGGAAGAAGGAAGAACCCCCCAAACCCCCCGTGCCGGGGGGGGCGGACTTCTGGCCCGAAGGATCGGGACAAATGGACCAAAAAGCAGCTGTCGGCCGAGCAGGTGGACGCTTACCCGAATTTCCAGCGATGGTGGAAAGCCTACCCGGTGAAGAAGGGGAAGCGATTGGCGTTCGAGGCATGGGTGAAGCGCGGGTTGGAGTTCGAGGACATCGATGTTCTGGTGAAGAAATTGGCGCAGCATCACAAAGGCGTCGAGCCGGAGTTCGTGCCGCATGGATCCACCTACCTGAACCAGTACCGGGACGAGGACGATCTGCAGCCTGACAGCAAGCCGAAGAGGTCGGGCGGCCGGTATCAGATTGATGGGGAGCTGGGAGCATGAGCGAGCAACCTGAATTTGGTCGGATCCCACCGCACTCGGAAGAAGCGGAGGCCGCAGTGCTCGGAGCCTTTCTCAATTTCGGTGATACCTGGATCCCACGCGCCCAACTTGAATTTCAAGTGGATGAACATTCCTTTTACTTTCCGTCGCATGCGACCCTATGCAAGGTTGCGTTTGATGTCATGGCAGAGAAGGGTGCTTGTGATCAGCTGATGGTTACCGCGGAACTGCGACGACTTGGCGTGCTGGAGGAATGCGGAGGACTTGAGTATTTGCAGGAGTGCTCTGCCAAAGCGGTGATCGAGGCACATCTGGTGCATTACATCGAAGTTGTTCGCAGTCGGGCGTTGGTTCGTTCGGCCATTGCTGCATCACAGGAATTGATTGATCGCGGCTTCCAAGCCGAGGACGGCGAAGCATTTCTTATGTCCGCGCCGCAGGCGTTTTATGACCTGATTCCAAGTAAGAAGGGACAGACCAGTCCGGCCGAGATCATGCGGACAAATATGGACTACTGGCAGCGCGCCCACGACGGAGAAAAAGAACTAATGGGCTTATCTACCGGGTTCAGCGAACTCGATAAAACCACCGGGGGGCTGCCACCCGGTCTGGTAATTCTGGCAGGCCGACCGAGTGCGGGTAAGACCAGTCTCGAAGGGTGCATTCGAACACACAACGCCATGAACGGAGTCCCGTTTGCCACCGTCGCGCTGGACATGAGTACCCGCATGTTGCTGGCCCGTGATCAGTGTCGCCACGCCGGGGTGAGCATGCCGAAACTCAACGGCGGATACACATCGCGAGAACACTTGCGGCAGGTGAAGCGTGCCACGGATGAAATTCTGGACTGGCCCATGTACACCCTGCCAGGTGTGACCGATGTCCGGGAAATTTGTACGTGGGCCCGGCTGATGAAAGCCAAGCATGATATTCAGGCACTGTCGATCGACTACATTCAACTCTGCACTGCTGCCCATTTGGGGCGGGCAGCCAACGACGAGAATGCGCGCATGTCCGAGGTCAGCGAACGATTGAAGGCGCTGGGCTTGGAGCTGGATATTCCCATCATTGCGCTGTCCCAATTCAACCGGAGCGGGGAGCGGGATAACCGTCCTCCAAGTTTGATTGATTTGCGCGGATCCGGGAGCTTGGAGCAGGCAGCCACCATGGCCCTGTTTGTTTACAAATTCAAAGACTACGATTACCCCAAGAACCCCGCAGATCCCCGGAGTGAGAAGAAACGTCGCGCGGTGATCGTGGAATTGGCTAAGAATCAGAATGGCGAGGTTGGAAAGGTTCCGTTCTGGTTCCATTGCCCTTACTTCAAATTCGAAATGTCGCGGCCGGGATTCGAAGAGGGCAATTACATGGCCCCGGATGAAATGGAATACACCGACGAAGAGCCGGAACCCGAGACCGTGGCACCGTGGGAGGCAGGCGGTTGAATATAGGAGAATACTATGGGTTAGAGATCGACGCGGATGGCAACATCCACGCCGACCAGATCCGGAATATTCTCAAACGCAACGCCGCCGCCGCGCATGCGGGGGAGCAGCGCAGGTACATGCTGATTGCGATCGCACCGAGTATTTCCAAGGCGAACGAACTGCGGAGCACTTGGAGGAAGCAGGAGCGGGAAAAAAAATCCGCCGAAAAAAAAGCCGCCGAAGATTCTACTGATCGCGGTTGAGTGTCAGGCCAACCATTGGCCTGAGCAGGTTGTCGTCCACGATCAGTTTGATGAACGTCACCTGATCCCGTGAAGGGGATTTCAGCGTGTAGAGCAGCCGACGTCCCTCCTTGATGCCGAAGTGCTGCACCATCGGATCCCGCGCCGTGCTGTTCACCGTCCGCAATCCACTGATCGAACTCCGCTGCTTGCTTTCCAGCCATGCAGAAGATGATCCACGCCCATAGCCAAGGCGTCCCTGCGTGGTAGTCCGATTCGAGCAGGTTACCACCTTGCCCTCCGCATTCCGGGCGATGAACGAGAGTTCGCGGGCAAAACTGATTACAATCACGTCACCCGGTCGCACCACCAATTCCGTTGCATGAATTTTGCTGGGCTGGATCCGCTCCTCGTCGCCGTTCAGGTAAATGGCATTCGCTCCCTGCAAAAAAAAGACGAGGGATTCATATTCCTCCGCCCAGGTCATTGGCGTCAGCAGCAGTAGCATGGCGATTATTCGCGTTCTCATGCGCTAAATATACAATGTTTTCGGGAGAAAACGAATAAAAAGAACAAAACGGACAATTTTATGTTGCTGCGATCACGTAAACGTGTTAGCGAACGGTGCAGTGAAAGTAATCGCACATCCAGTTTTCCGGTACTTTACCATGGCCGAGGCGCAGAAAATGGGCCGTCAGAAATTCGAAGCCATGTGTCAAACCCGCCTGCGCCTCATCCAGCAGAGCAATCGCAATCCGCTCGAACACGGGTGGGAGCCGAGTGTGTGGTCGCTGGCCGATGCCCTGCTCGATTTTAATTGGTACGCCCACGGATCCCCCTCATGGGAAAAAAAGCGCGACAAAAACCGGGCGATTCGCGAGAAGCTCGGATTCAAGTACCCTGTCGACGTGCTGCTCATTCAGGGAGGCAACCGAATCGGAAAAACGGAATACGCCGCCAAGCGCGTCATGCAGTTACTCCTCGCCGATCGTGAGCGCAAGGCGTGGGTATTCCACGAAAAAGAGGACATGTCCAACGATTCCCACCAGCCGCTGCTGTACAAATTCATGCCCGGTGAGTTGAAAACAGAGAAGGGGATTAAAACATCCAGCACGTATGTTGCGTACAAAGACAAGACCGGGTTCACAGGCAACAGTTTCATTCTGCACAACCGCTCCAAATGCATCTTCAAATTCTACGCACAGCAGCAGGACGCCACTATTCAAGGCCCCGCCTGCGATGTGGCTTGGCCGGACGAATTGATTCCGTTGGGCTGGTTGCGCGATCTCATGTTCCGGGCAGCGTCGACGGGTGGCAAAGTTGTTTCTACCTTTACGCCAAAGAACGGATTTAACGCCACCGTCGCGTGGTTCTACGAAGGGGCGGAAACTGTCCTCGAAAGCACTGCCTTTCTGCTGCCTACGGATGGCGGCCCGCCAGATGTTGCGCGGGCACTCGGGTTTCACTCCGAAGAGGATTTTGAACTGGCGTACAGTATCGTGCCCAAGAGCGAGCCCGAGGTTCCCTTCGGTCCCAACAGTCACCCCGAAAACTTCGACGCATGGATGGAAGGCAAGCCCCGGCAGCCCGCCATACCAGAAGGGCGGGGGTTCGAGACCATGCCACGTGTCATGCGTTGCACCCCGATTTTCTGGAATGGCGAGTGGCGACACAACCGCGCTGTGCTGTTCTTTCACTCCTGTGATGGTCCCTATGGTAAGCCCGAGAACGTCATGCGTGCTGCGGCCACCATGAACACCACAGAGATCAAGTGGCGTGTGTATGGATTCGCCACCCGCATGGCCACTGCCCGGTTTACCAAATTTAGCGATCATCATATCATTGATCCAGAAAAAATTCCCAGCGAAGGCACCAACTACTTCTTCTACGATCCCGCCAGCGATCGCAATCCGTTCCTTTCATGGTTCCGCGTGTGTGGCAATGATTGTTTCCTCTATCGCGAATGGCCCGGCAACTACGATGTACCAGGTCAAGGCGTTCCCGGACCATGGGCCGAACCCTGCGACAAGAAACTCGATGGCCAGCGCGGATCCGGACAAGAATCCTTCGGGTGGGGGTATCGCCGGATCAAGCAAGAGATTGCGCGCCTCGAAGGATGGAAAGAATACAACGAAACAGGGGTCGGCATCGCCGACTGGATGCAGAGCGCGGAAGATCAGGAATTCATTTACGAGCGGTTTATGGACAGCCGGGCGGCCAGTGCACCCAAGATCGAAAACGACCGCAAGACCACTCCCCTCGAAATTCACGAAGAAGATCTTAATATGACCTTCATTCCTACCCCTGCCGACGACATCGACAGCGGAGTGCAGGTTGTCAACGACATGCTCGATTGGGATCCCGGTGACGATGCCAAATTCACAGGCATGCGGCTCTTTATCTCCGCCGATTGTCTCAACACCATCTATGCCCTGCGCACATGGACCGGGCGCGACGGCAACAAAGGAGCCTGCAAAGATCCTATCGACAATTTACGCTACTTCGCCCTCAGCAATTTAACCGATGCCAGCAATCAGGATCTCAGCGCCCTGTCCCAAGACTATGGATAATTTCATGAACCAAAACGACAACAAACTTGTGAAGGTCAGCGTCACCTTTGGTGATGGTCATACCATTGAAGGTGTGGGCTGCAACCGAGCCATGGCGATCCAGAATGCCAAAGCCACGTGGCGCACATCCTTCGCCCCCTTGCCTGAAATCACCAAGATTAAGGAAGTAAACCATGCCCGTGTGTGATGATACAAGAGTGCATGTGAACTGTCCCACCTGCACCGGATCCGGATCGCTTCGATTCGACACCCTGCGCAAACAGAGTCCCGGACAGGAGACGGAGGCAATGGCAGGCCCCCGCTGCTACAACTGCAAAGGAACCGGGTTGGTGCTGGCAAACTTTGTTTCCAGTGAGGGGGTGGGGTGATGTTTCACGATTGGGTCGCAGTAGTTAGGCTTGGAGATCGATACAGGGTAATCAGCTCCAAGAACCTTATCAAAATCATGGCCTGGATGATGGGTGCGTCATGAAGGCTAAACAGGAAAAGCTAACAAGCAAAGAGTATCAGCCGCGATACGTGGCATACGCGAAATCGAATGGGAAATCACCTGACGAAATGATGAGGGAAGATTCTCGGAATTACTCAGGAGGGTGTATGTGTGGTTTCGTCCTTTGGACAAGAGAAAAGCTTGGAAAATTTCATTCTGTTTCGCCTGAATCATTCATTGGTCAGCAACTTAGAGATCAGAGTGCTTTCACCGCTTTCCTTGAGGGGTTGATATGACTTTACCGTATCGAATTTTTTTACAAGTCGACCCCGCGAATGAGGGCGGAGACCTTGATGATTTTTCCGATGTTACGTGGTGCCGAGATAGGATCAATGACAGTGATGTAGCTTATCTCCGCGAGGCTGATTGTGTTGGGCTGCTATATCTAATCTCTGAAATCCGCGACGCTGTGGGAGATAAAGAAGGAAAGCTAATGCAGCAAGAGCTTGTGGCTCGTTGTCGGTACCTTGCCAACGCCGAACAAGACCGTTCCGGCAGGCAATTAGTTGAGAAAGGTGGTGAGGCGTGAAGACGTGGGATTTTGTCTATTTGCGCGAGGGCCGCCCGTGGCGAGTCAGGTGGACCGGCAAGGAGCTCTGGAAGTACTTTTGGCACTCGGATGGATCGTGGGTCTCGCTCGAACCAGTGAGCATCTATGAGGCTCGGATACTCAAGCGTATCGCATTACCAGACGATAAGGCCCGGCTCTACGAAAGAGGCGTTCCATTTCTACACAACACCAAGGATGGCGGGACGGTCGAACAAGACCGTTCCGGCGAGTCGTCTGGTTGTAAAAAGGGAGAAGGCTTATGAACTCCAAAGACCTGAATGTTTTCCACGCAAAGCGAAAACTCTATGTTGCCCTCTTGCGAAGAGGCATGGATGAATCTACGCCGGATCGGGATTTGACGCTTACAATGCACTTGGCGTCTGATCCTGATATTCAGTCCTATTTGCAAGATGCACACAACGCGGTGTTGGCCGCCGAAGATCGTGCGGAGGACTCGTTATGATAAACTTTCTGCTTAGAAAATTCTGGTGGGGGCGACATAAGCGAATGCTGAAGCGCGAAGGCTGCACTATGTTCAACATTACGCTTAGTCCTGATGCTGACCCTAAGAGTTGGCGCATACCCTATGAGTCAATCCAGATACACAAGAAAGTCCTTCGTGGCGACTGTGAGACGGTGACGGACTTAGATAACATGGAGGAGTCGAACGAAGTGAGCGCCACCAATCCGCGCGCGGCTAGCGCGCGGATCGCCAAGGATGTCGTCGCGGCAGAGCCGTCGCGACAATCCGCTGGTTGTGATTTACCGAAAGGAGGTGGTCCTGATGGGCAGCCGCTAAACCCGGAAACTGAGGGCACACCGCCCTCACATTTTACACAGGAGAACGCGCATGAGTGAAAATGCAGACACCCCCAAATCGATCTATATCACGGCCAGCGAAGCCATCGACATGTTGCCGTTTGGTAAAACCAAATTTCACCAGCTGGTGAGCGAGGGCGTGATTAAAGGCCATGTCTTCGCAGGCATGACCTACGCACGGTATTTGAGAGCAGAGATTGAAGCCTATACGACACAGGAACAAACCAATGAATAGAACGCACGATATTTTACAACAAAGTGAATCCGGCGACCACGAGGTTAGCGCGGAACTGCTCCAAGCCTTGAAGGACGGCGTGAAGGATATATGTCTCACCGCCGATACCAGCTACTGGAATCTGGAAGAGGAGGCGCGCAAAGCTCGTTTCAACGAGTGGGATGGCCAGTCCTCAGACGGCCGCAAATGGGAAAAGAACATGAAGGCCCGCGCCAAACCGTTCAACGGTGCCAGCGATCTCCGGGTGCATTTACTCGACGGCATCGTGCGGTTCAAGGTGGGGCTGCTCATGCTGGCCATGACCCGCTCCATCCCCGCCATCATGCCGCTCAACATCGAGAAAGCCGGGTTTGCCGGGCGCTTGACCAACGCGCTGAAATGGCTGTGCAAAAACCGCTACGGTGGGATCCTTCGCCGCGAGTGGCGACGGCTCGCCAACTGGATCCTCATGGATGGCAAGGCCGTCATGGGTGTGCAGTGGGACCAGCCTGTGACCTTGCGCAGTGAAGAAGTCAGTGTGCAGGACATCGCCGAGGTGTTTGTGCTCAACAATGCGGCGGATGAAGCCGACGAAGAATCTTTGCAGGCAGCAGCCGGGGAACTCGTGGATCTGCTCACCAATACGGATCGCGATCGCAAAGAGGCGCTGGCGGCGCTGGCGGATATTTTCCCCGCCTATCGGGTAAAACGTCACCGCGCCATGCTCAAAGATTTCCAGACCATTGGATCCACCCGGATCCCCGTGCCTGTGGAAACGGCCGGCACCCCCAGGTTCGTCGCCTTGCGCGTCGGGCAGGACATTCACTTCGATCCCGGCTGTGGCAATTTGCAGGAAGCACATGTCGTGTTCCACGCAGAGTACTTGACCAAAAGCCGCTTGGCAGCCCGCGCGGCAGAAGAAAACTGGTCCGATAAATTTGTGCAGGAACTCACCGGAGGCCAACGTGACGATTTGGGACACATCGGCAAACGCGCCTTGCAGCGTATGGACGACGAACTCGAATTCGATTCCATCCAGCGCAGCACGCACGGTGGTGATCAGTATCGCTATGAAGTCATCACCAGTTTCCGGCGCGCCGTCGATGACGAAGGCCGGGTCGGCATCTACTCCGAAACGTTCAGCTGCTTCTGTGATTATGCCGCCACCGATTCGCGGCTCGTGCGCAGCAGTTGGGGCTACATGCCCTATGTGTATTTCGATCTCGAAACCCTCGGGGCCAGTCTACTCGATACACGCAGCCTGCCCGAGAAGCACCAGCAGGAACAAGCCACCATCAAACGGCTTGGCGATATGGCGGTCGACAACGCCACCCTCAGCACCCTGCCGCCGATCCGCGCGCCGCACAACCGCCCGGTGACCGACTTCGCCCTCGGGCCGATCAAAGTCGTCCGGGAGCGGCGTCCCAACGAGGTCGGACTACTCAACGAGTTCAAGATGCCCACCACCGCCATGGAACTGCGCAAAGAGATCGAACGCTTTGTTGCATGGACCAGCGGTCTACATCATGCCGAAGTACCCGAGCAGCACACGCAAGTGCTGCAGCAAGACGAGATCGAAAACTTCCTCGGCAACGTCATCGACGTGTACAAGCTCGCCCTCCGCTGCATGCTGCAAAACATGAGCGAAGAACAACTCGAACGCATTACGGGTGGAGATCTGGATCCGGCCGACATCGCTGACACCCTCGAAGGCGAGTTCAGCGTCATCCTTTCCTTCGACGTGCGCCACCTCGATGGCAACTACGTCAAAGAATTCCTCCAAACCCTCAACCAGACCGTTCTCCCCATGGCGCAAGGCAACGTCGATCAGAGTGTCATGGGCGACATGGCCATGCGCCTCTTCGATCCAAATCTTGCGGATCTGACCATCCGCGATAACGGAGACGGTACTGCGGACGACGTACAGGTCGAGCAAGACGAGATTGCGCGCATACTGGCCGGGTTCGCCCCGCAGCTGCACGAGTGGAATCCCGCGATCAACTGGCAGGTGCGCAAGCAAGTTGGTGATCAGTGGGCGCAAGCCAATCAGGCACGGATTCTCGGGCTGGATGAAAACACCCGCAACAATCTCTTAGCCCACTTCGAAAACGTCGAGCAGCAAGCCGGGCAGATGGAGAACCAGGATATTGGACGCACAGGCGTGTCCGCAACCCCCAACACCTAAACGGAGAGATCCATGACCGAAGAGAACCAAACCGACGTTCCGGCCGAAGAGTCGAACGACCGCCCCGAAGGCGAGACCAGCGAAACCGAAGCAGGCGTAGCTACCACGCTGCCGCCTGAGCCCGAACCACAATCCAATCCCGTGAGCTGGAGCAAGGAGCGGGATCCCGAGGATCCCACCATCGCCACCTGGTCCGCCACGATCGGTGAAACCGCGTACGAAGTCCGCCGTGAGGCAGGCGCGTACCACATCAATGCAAACGGCGAATGCATTGGTACCCGCGACACACTGGAAAGCGCACTCAACGATTGCGAAAACCAGTAAACGCACCCCGCCTGTGCCCTCTGCAAAGAGGGCCGGGTCCTTTTCCCGGAGAGAACCATGAACGAAGAAGAGCAAAAAGAAATGACCCCCGAGCAAGCCCTGCACCTGCTGCATTTAAAGCAACAGCCGGGCTGGCAGTATATCGAGAACATTCTCGAAGATACCTGCAAAGAATTGGAAGGAGCAGCCCGCGACACGGAACCGTGGCAAGACAAGCAGCGTCTCCAGTTTCTCGACATGAGTCTCGGCGGGATCGCCATGCAGGACCGTATTCAGGATGCCCTCGATCAGGCCGATGTGCTGATCAATGGCCATCCAGACGACCAGCAGGAAGAAGAGGAAGCTGATGACACTTGATCTCCTCAAACGTCGCGACCCCAAAGGCGTCGAAATCGCCCAGCGCCTGCTTCGCAACAAACGCGATCGCGCCGACATCGAGCGCATTAGCGGCGTCAAAGGCGACCTCCTCGATGAGCTCATCCGCGAGTGGAACACCGAGCACCCGAAGAAACTTCCGATGCTCGGAAATGCCAATCTTAACAATTTCCGAAGTAAGGAAACTGATGAAAATTAATCCCATCCAATTCCTCCGGGCGGAGCTGCGCGTGTGGGCTGCTTGTGTGGCCGTCGCGTTCTTTGCGTGGAGGGATTGGCGGGAGGTTCAGCTGGCCAAGCGCCATGGCCGTCGAACAGGCGGCGCATTCAAATTTTAACCAACGAAAAGAGAGAACAGAACATGAATGAGAAACCAACAATGTACACCGATGTGGTGTTCGATGTGGAAAGCCTATCGCACCCCACCGCCGCGCAGGGGCGGGTGATCGAACTCACACAGGTTGCGGCCGTGGCGTGGAACCGGCACGATCCGACCATCCCCGACTATGAACTGAATGTGTTCCCAGAAGAGGGGAACGGTTACACCGATCCCAACACCGTGCTGTGGTGGATGAAGCAGATGGAAGAGCGCGGCTTTCCTAATTGGTACTATGTGCGCAAGCACAAAGAAACCCTCCTCATGGCCGGAGTGCTCAATGAGATCCGTGCGTTTATGGCAACCGTCATGATGGGGCCGAAGAAGTGGGATGGATCCGTGTGGGGGAATGATCCTGAAATGGATCTCACGCCGCTGGAGCATCACTTCGCTGCTCACAAGATTCCCTGCCCGTGGTTCTACTACAACCGCGACAACTATCGCACCCTGCGCAAGCTGGTGGGCGCGCGGGGAAGCAATGGCGGCCACGACGCGCTGGAAGATGCGCGGCACGAAAAGGACCGGATCCAGGAATGGCTGGAGCGGCTTTCGATCGACAGCAAACCTCTTGTGCAGGTGGCGCTATGAAGCCCGTAGATTTTGCAGAAGCGAATGTGCAGATCGCGGAGCATCAGGACGAGTACTTGACCCTACCCTCGCATGTGGATGACGAGGGGGTGGTGACTTCGCATTGGCAGCCAAGTCCCGAGGAGTTGGAGCGATTGCAGCAGGGCGGGCGTGTGGTCCTCACGGTGCATACGTTCAGCAATCCGCTGCAGCCCGTCATGCTGGGCGTGTCGGATCCGATTGATGGAGGTGCGTCATGAAGCTCTGGAGACTGTTTACCTGGGCGGTAATGAATGGACTCTTTGCGTGGTGCATGTGGCTGGCGCTTGTCGAGGCATCGGAAGGTGCCAGGAACGTCCTCATCTTCGTTACGTGGTTGTACGGTGTTCTGTGTTGGGTTGCGGTGAGTGACGGTGACATTCGGAAGAATGTCAAGAAGAAGGGGCGAGTGATCCCCGCAGCTCTGTCTCATGGGGTTGGCCTGGCATACATCGTGGTCCTGATCTGGCATGGCTGGTGGTGGACCGGGATTGCGTGGACGATGATCGAGGCGTGTGAGGCAACGATCTACGGAAACGGGGGTGAATCATGAGCGGGTACGGTTTATTGATGGTACCGGATCGGGCGGTGGATTTTCCCGAGGATGTGGTGAAGGAGTTTAATTACTGCGATCACTGCAAGGTAGGTTTCCTTGGCGGTGGTTTCCGGGCGATGTGTAAGGCCTGCGAGGACAAGGATCCGCGTGGGAAGCAGATCGCACGTGCGAAGGGTGGTGCGTGATGGCTGAGAACTCGAAAATTGAATGGTGTGATCACACGTTTAATCCGTGGATTGGTTGCACGAAGGTTTCGGCGGGTTGCGACCACTGCTATGCCGAGACCTTGATGGGCAAACGCTACAAGCATGTGAAGTGGGGGAAGGGGCAACCCAGGAAGCGCACGAGCGAAGCAAACTGGCGGAAGCCGATTAAGTGGAATAAGGATGCGGAGAGCGCGGAGCATTGGCCTCGTGTATTCTGTGCGTCCTTGTCGGATTGGTTGGATCCTGAGGTTCCGATTGAATGGTTGGTGGATCTGCTGGAGTTGATTCGCCAAACCTCCAACTTGGATTGGTTGCTGCTGACGAAGCGACCGGAACTCTGGAGCGATCGCATTGAGGCGGTGGCGGTGTACATTGAAGGCCTGCCGGATTGGCCGGACGAGCACTGTGCATATGCGCATGAGCTGGAGGATCTTCGGAATTGGTGTGCGGACTGGCTGGTGTTTGGCAAGGCTCCAACGAACGTGTGGATCGGGACAACGGTGGAAAACCAGCGGGCAGCGGATACGCGGATTGCTGAGTTGTTGAAGATTCCGTCGCGGATTCGTTTTCTGTCTTGCGAGCCCTTGCTCGGGTCTGTGGAACTTGGTTTCGACGCTTCCTGCGATCATCCGCGCCGATCGTGCGAAGAGGTCGGCTGTTGGCAGGGCGTGGATTGGGTGATCTGCGGTGGTGAATCTGGACAAGGTGCGCGGCCAATGGATCAGGATTGGGCGGTGGAACTGCTGGATCAGTGTTTGGCAAATAAGACGCCGTTCTTCTTCAAGCAGTGGGGAGACCATGATCGAAATGGGGAGCGGGTTGGGAAGCAGAAGTCAGGTCGGAGACTGCTGGGGCGTGAGTGGAATGAGTTTCCGGAAGCGAAAGGTGGTGCGTCGTGATTGTGGCGTTGGTTTGTGGGATCTTCGGGTCGTTTGTGTTTGGCGCGATTGTGGGCTACGCGGTGGCGGTGGAGCGTACGCATCGGCGCATGACGGCGCATGCGTGGGAGTTGCAGTATGGCGGTGGAGAACGGGCTCAACGGACAGAACGGGCCGAACCGGATCCTGGAGCTATTTCTTATGGGAAACGCAAGAAGTGTTCCAGATGCAAAACTGGAATTATTCCACGGGGGTGGTCGATGGATTTGTGTCAGGTTTGTGTGGCGCGGGAAGAGCAGGCATACGAATGAAGGTTCTGATGTTTAGTACGGCATTTCCGAAGGGGCATCCGCGCTATATGGAGGCGACGGGATTCCCGGCGCTGGTGGCGGCCGGGGAGAAACTCCATACGGTGCGGGCGAACAAGAATGGGTATTTCAAGGCGGGGGAGTCTGTGAGCTGCCGGGTGTGGTGCGGCAGGCCGTATGCCTCGACACAGGCGGTGTTCACGACCAAGAGGCTGGAGAGCATCGAACGGGTGGAGATTACACACCGTCAGGTCGGGGGAGTGGTGGTGAAGGTGGAAGGGGTGTATGTGAATGCCACCCGCTTCGCCCGGAACGATGGTTTGACCCTGCAGGATTTTATCGCGTGGTTCTTCCCGGATGGCAAGCCGGGCACGTGGACAGGCGATGTGCTGCATTTTACGGATCTTCGGTATGGGGGTGCGGAATCGTGAAAGACAAAAAGAAAGCACTAGCTACCTTGACGTACCTGTATGCGCATGAATGTGAAGGGTACGTGCCACGCTCGTTGCGACCGGATCGCCGCTTGGCTGGGATTGATGTGGAGGCGGAGTACAAATTGATCCAACGAAAGGAATCGAAGTTGTCGGCGAACATGCGGCGGCTGGTGGTTCGGGAAGTGGAGCGTGGGAGATGATAAAATGGTGGAAGAAGAAGCGGCGCGAGGCGCGTTGTGAACATGACTGGAAGCCGAAGAGTAGGCTCGTTGGGGCAACCATGGATTGGGGTGCTGCTCCGGTGCGGATGTATACGCTGTACAAACAGTGTTCGCATTGCGGCAAGATCAAGGATGTGCGGGAAGGAATGATTATCGCGGGGGAGCGGCGGCTGTGGCCCGAGTATTACGAAAGCGAGCCTCCTTACTGGCCATTGGATGAAAACGGCGAACGTTTGGAGATCGCAAAACTTTGAATGTAACTTTCCCCCTGCCCTCACCTTAAATCAAACAAAAGTGTTTTGTAGTTTGAACGAACCGAACGAGGTGCAGGGGGAGCTATTTTGAATGAAGAAGAACAAAGGAGAATGATGATGGAACCTAAGTATACAGAAGAAGAGGCCTTGGCGCATTTGCGGGCTTTTAAGAGTGAAGGGGATTGGCCGAAAATAGAAACCTGCTTCCGGAAGTTGGGAGATCGGGAAATGCTGTTGTTTAAGGGCATGGAGGAGTTGAAGGTGGGAAAAGCCGAATGTGAACCGGAGGACTGGCGGAGGTACTACGATTTTTTGGCTTCGTTGGGGCTGATTGAGTACACGCTTACCTTTCGGCATGGTAGGGGGATGCGGTTTGGGGATCCTTACGTATCTGGTCAGGTGCGAACGACGGAGTTCGGGAAGCGGGTCTTGGAGAGGATGAAGAACAAAGGTTGATCGGTTGAGAACAGGAGAACGGACATGACGGACAGTACGGACAACACAACACGGGATCGGCACGAAACCCGCGCACAAGCCGAAGCAGTTTGCCGGACCTTGGAGCGTGAGGGACTTGGAGGCGAGCGAATCCATTTTCCGGTGGAGACGTGGACCGAAGAAGATGACGTAGAGTTGATGTATGTTCAGGGCGTTGAAGGAAACTCGATATACCTGAATGACCGTAGAATTGCAGGCCCGAAACCTTGGGGCGGAGGACGAGTCCTGAAACGGTGGACGGTGCGAGTTGAAGATGTTCTATTGTCGTTACCCAACGCCGTCGGTGGCCGGACCGACGAAGGAGGTTCGGGCGAATGAATGGTTGTGATGATGGGGGAGATTCGATATGTTAGGTTTTGGACGTGTAGCTCAAAAATCAATGCGATGGTCCGGCAGGACTGGTAGAGTGTCATCGGCAGATGGAGGTGTGGGTTCGAACCCCTCCATGTCCTCTTATATTCCCTCAATGTCAAAGGAGGCGCGTCGAACATCGCTAGCGCTCGCGAAAAATCAACACCCAAGATGCCGGAGCGGCGGAGCCGTCTCGGCCAGCGGATGGTTGTGATGGGTAAGTTGGTGGAAAAACCTTTTTGCACGTATTGGGAAACCTGCGTGAAGGGCGCGAAGTGTAAGTGGGCTTATGGGCTGGGGGCGCGGGCGATGTGTAACCATCGCGGCATTGTCCCCAGGTTCCCGAAGGAGGAGCCGGAGTGCTACCGGAAAAAAATCGAACAGAAGGATTTGAACGCCGGACCCTGATGGGGGTCTATACCTTTTCGCCCCGGCTATCGGGGCTTGTTGAGGGGCAATCTCAAACAAAGGTTTGGGAAAATTGTCCATATCGTCCGCAACAACGTTTCTGTGGTTGCGATTGTGTACAAGTGCGTGGTACAGGTGAGGCCTGCATTGCGCATAAAACTGGCAACTGGCCTGCCGTGGTTTAACTGAATCGGCCTGTTTCCCGGACTTGTCCCGGGAGGAAAGTAAAAGACATGAGTAAAGAAGCAAATAGCACAGATGGAAATGAAAACACCGAAGCACCGGCTCCGGCTCTGATGGAGCAGGCGGCGGTGGAAACTTCGACCTCTACGGAGGAAACGCGGCCGATTGAGGCGGCGGATCTGACTGACTTGCAGGATTTCCTGCTGGATGATGAAGAAGAGGTCGCAGGCGGTGAACCGTCTACGAGCCAGAGTACTGAACCCACGACGGAAGAGCCGGAAACGGATGCCGTGGAAGAAACTCAGGCGGATCTGACCGAGGAAGAGGGCTCTGAGAAGAAGGAGCTCACGGAATTGGATAAGGTGAAACACGCTACGCAACAGCGTATTGACGAACTGACCGCTGAGGTCGCAGAAGAAACGAGCCGTGCGGATACGTTGGCGGATGAACTGGAGGCGGTGGAGTCGGAATTGACCGATGCCCGTGCAAAACTCCAGAACAGCAGCGAACTGACCGACATCTTCACCCGCGAGGAGGACATCGATTCGATGGAGAAAAGCCTCGCAGAGGGCATTCCGGACTTGGAAGCCGCCATCCTCGGCGAGTTGGAAACAACGGAGGATGAGTTTGGCAACAAGGTGACGAATACGGTGCAGATCGGGGATAAGAAGTACCCGGTGGCACAGGTGAAGGCGCGGATCCTTGAGCTGAAACGGAAGCAGGCTTCGCTGCCTGCGGCACGGGAAGGCCTTCGCAAGCGACAGGCAGAAGCGGAGCAGGCGAAAAAGTTGTATCCGAAGGCGTATAAGCGCGGCTCGAAGGAGTCGATCGCCCGGACAAAGTTGTTGCGTGAAACCCCTGCATTGGTTGGCCTTGGCGAAATGACGGTCGTTCAGATTCTGATCGGTCGGCAGGTGCTGGAAAACCGGAAGGGGGGTCGGACGGCGGCGCAGAAGGTGGTGGCGGGAGCTGCTGCACCGGAGCCGAAGCTGACGAGTCAACAGCGTGGTGGAGCATCAGGTTCCTCGGCAGCTGCCGCCGAGTCGAAGAAGGCAGCAACTCAGCATGCGCAGTGGGAAGATAGCGAGAAAACCTCCAAAGATCTGGAGGCGTTTCTCGACGACGACTAAAACCACGGCAACACAGGAGTTTTAACATGCCTGGAGTATATGAGAAAACGATTCCGCTGAAGCAGCGGGAGATCATCCACAAAACATTCGAGACGCAGGCGGCGGACCATAAGTTCACCTCTGCGCTGCAAAAGGGTTTCAAACCCGGCAAACTGGAAGTCGAGTACGGACTGCAGTCCCGCAAACGCGTGGGGCACAAGGGTATCCGCGACGGTCAGGATCACACGTCGTTTGGCAAGCAGGAACGCGTTCCTTGCAAGGCCCGTAGCATGGAGCTGCGCGACGACTGGCAGGTAACGCAGAAAACGGAAGCCACCACGCAGGATGGCATTCAGGAACGTTCTGAAAAGGCGAAGCAGAAGGCGGAAGCTTTGATCCGGTTGAAGGATCAGATGGAAAGCCGTTTCCTTTCGGACGCTCCTCCGGTGATGGAAGCTGGCAACACGGATGCGGATGAAACCGCAGGTGTGTTCTGGTGGCTGCTGAACGCAACCTCCTCCTACTTCAACCTGCCGGAAGCGCACCGCGTTCCCACGGGTTGCACCTACACCGGGGCCTTGGCGTCCTTCACCGAAAAGTCGTTCGACAACATGGTGGAAGAAGCGTATGAGGCGCGCAACGGTGGCGACCTGAACCTCGACGGTTTCGTGGGCAGCAAACTGAAGCGCCGTTTCACGGACTTCTCGACCGCTGATACGGATAACTCGGGCACGAACAACCTGCGCACGTACAACTTCGATGGCACGTCGAAGAAGCTGGTGCGCTGCATTAATGTGCTGGAAATGGACAATTCCATGGTGCGCCTGCACCCCACCACGTACTTGCTGCGTGACCGGGAGACGGGTGAAAGCCATGCGGATGCCCGCCGTTCCGGTGTGTTCCTCGAAATGGATCGCTGGTACCTCGATATGATCGAGGCCCTGAAGCACAACCCTCTTGAAAACAAGGGTGGTGGTCCTCGTGGGTTCTGGAGCGTGAACTTGCTTCTGCGCCCGGAATCGATCCTCGGCTCCTTGGCGATCCGCTGCGCGAGCTAATCGACGCTTGCAGGACCGGGTGATCCGGTCCTGCAACCAACCCTAACCGTTTTCAAAAAACAAACTGGAGTATTATCATGGAACATACCTATCCATTACCGCTGGAAACAGCATCGGGTGAAGGCCACAATGCGGTGACCCGCATTACCCCTTCTGATCTGACCGAAACCACGGCCGCAACGGCGCAAACGCTGACGGTGGCTGTGAAGGACCAGTCCATTAAGTTGGTCGGGTTCCGGCAAGCGAAACCTTTGTCCGACAAGTCGGACAGCGCCTTTGACGACATTTCTCTGAAAGTCGGCGATGGGGGCGATGACGATCGTTTTCTGGCAGCCACCCAGGTGGGCAGCAGCCAGACAGCGAAGAAGGGAAATGGCACCGACACCACGCATTTCTTTGCAGGTGCGGACACGCTGGACATCGTTCTGACCCCGGAGGCTGGCAAGGCGCTGGCTGACGTGGACGACGGCGACCTCGAACTTCTTTGGGAAGTTCGCGAAGGCTAATTTGCTGCAAGGCAAATACGTCTTGGCCCTGAGTGGGCGAGAGCACATTTAACAAGCGCCCTAGCGGCCCTGTTCTCTCCTCATTCCCGCTCGACCCTACTCAGGGCCAACTTTCTTTTCAGGAGATTTTTATGCCCCCCACCCCCATGGTTACTGATCGCAGTCTGGAAGGCAGCCAAAAGGCGTTGCACAATGCATCGCCTACGGTGCGCGACGGTAAAATCCGCAACACGATGAATATCGACCCGGAGGTGTACAATAACGCCTTGGAGGCAAACCGGGAGATGATGGGCGGCGGCAATATCTGGAAGGAAAAGGAATTTTGCCGGGACATGATGCGACGGCACCCGGAGCTGTGCCCGCCGAAGGCGAAGTCGTTGGTGTTTAATATGAACCCGGAGCGGGTGCGCACGCGTACTCGCAATCGCCTCGGGCGTGTGCAGACACGTATATGGTATCGCGGAAACGTGCGCTATGAATTGGACGAGGGGGCGGAGGTGATCCGGACCTTGGATAAGGTGACGGGGGAGGCGCATGTGTACGATTTGGATTCTGGTGAGGAGATCGAGGTATGAGTGCGGCGGTGCAGGTTGTTAATTTGTTGCATGAGGCGTTGCCGAACCCGGCGACGACGATGCAGACGGTGGCGGTAGCGGATGGTGTGGCATCGAGCCTGCCTACGCTGAATACGCAAACGGACCAGGTGCTGGTGGAGGTATCGGGCGCGGCGAAGTACACGGTGGATGGATCGGATCCGGCGGCGGGCGGTTTTATCGCGCCAAATGGTTTTCTGGTGGCGGTGCACCCAACGACGGCGGCGGCGATGCGGTTTGCGGGGGATGGTGGCGCGGCGACGCTGACGGTACAGGAGTTTGTGTACCCGGCGCTGACGGTGCGGAGGTCGGCGGACATCAGCAAGGCGGTGACCTGTCTGGTATTTGAGAATTTTTACGATCGCATGGTGCGGGAGTTGCGGCAGAACCCGGAGACGTGGGTGGCGCAGACGTACCAGCAGGATCTTTTGTGCGACTACATGAACGAGCGCCTGCAGCGGGCGTACGAGCAGGAGTGGTGGACGCGTTTGTGCCCGGTGATTGCGCGGGATGTGGTGGACACGGGTACGGGCCGCTATGTGCCGTATGGCGCGACGGATGCGGCCTACGTGGGCGCGGTGCGCCGGGTGGTGCCGGAGGATCCGGCCTTGGCGGATTATGATGTGAAGCCGCTGGCGCATTCTCTGAGCGATCGGGGCATTGAGTTGCGTCCGGATAGCCCGGACACGGTGTACATTCAGATCCGGGTGCAGGCACCGCGGGTGACGCGTTCGGCGTACAACAATGGCACGAGCTACGCGGCGGGTGCGCTGGTCTGGTGGCGGGTGGCGGATGGCGGCACGGGCGATTGTTATTTGGCACTGGATGCGGTGTCGGGTGTGTTGCCGAGTGATGCAACGCGCTGGGAGCGGCAGTGTTTGCCTGCGATGTTCCAGCGGTATGTGTCGCGGGGCGTGAGTGCGGACTATTGGCGGGTGCAGGGGGACCGGCAGGAGCTGGCGAATGCGGATAGCGGCCGGGCGGCGGCGGAGCTGGATCGCTTACAATTTATCGACCGAGAACAGCAAGACCAACAAAACGAGGCATCGGTGACGGTGTACTAACGCAGGAGCAAACTATGTCGGCAAGAAACAATCGTATTATTAACTTTGAACATGAGCTGATTCCGATCGCATCTTCGGGTGCGGAGTTGGCGGTGGACGCGGTGACCCCGGTGGGGCTGCCTGCGCTGTCGGATGCAGATGAATACATGGTGCTGCAGGTGCAGGGCGGCAACGTCCGGGTGCGCTATGATGGCACGAACCCGACGGCTTCGGTGGGGCGGCGGATCCTCGACGGGGAATCGGTGACGCTGAACCGGGGCAAGGTGGCGGTGGCAAAGATTCTGAGTGAATCGGGTTCGGTGACGATCTATCACGAGAAGTACACGCGGGGCTAACTCATGGTGAAGCCTTTACGACCAGGTGGCGGCGGTGGCGGTGGTGTAAGCGACCACGGCGCGCTCACGGGATTGGGTGATAACGATCACCCGCAGTATCAGCTGACCTCGGAAAAGGGTCAGGCGAATGGCTATGCGTCGCTGGATGGGAGTTCGAAAATTCCCTCGGCGCAGATCCCGGATCTTGCTGTCACCGAGTTTCTTGGCACGGTGGCGAATGAGGCGGCGATGCTGGCGCTGACGGGGGAGAAGGGTGACTGGTGTGTACGCTCGGATGATGGCAAGAATTATGTGATTACGGGGTCGGACCCTTCGGTGGTTGGTGACTGGACGGCGCTTTCGTATCCGGGTGCGCCTGTGGTGTCGGTGAATGGTGCGACGGGTGCGGTAACGATTACGGCGTCGGACCTTGGCGCGGTGGATACGAGCACGAACCAGACGGTGAACGGGGAGAAGACGTTTTCGAATCTGAAGCCTACGGCGGCTTCGACGATGGACCTGACGGATGCGGCGCAGGTGAGTGTGCCGAATAGCACGGACGGCGATGCGGCCTTGCCGCGTTCGACGATCGAGGGACTGCGAGACAATGTGGTGGGGTTGCCGTATGCATTCTCGACCTCGACGGGGGCGATGAACCCGGGCGTGGGCCGGGTTCGCTTTAATGGTTCCGCAATCGGCACGACAACGCTTTTGTACATTTCCTCGACGGCGCGAACGAGTGACACGACGCTGGATGATTTGTGTGCGGGCTTGAAGGACGGGGATGTGATCCGTTTTCAGGTATTGGGCTCGGCGACGGTGTGGGTTTCGGCGAAGGTATCGGGTGCGGCGACGGATAATACGGGTTGGTGGACGGTCCCGGTGGATACTCCTATCGGCACGCTTCCGGCAGACAATGACGCGATGATGATGTCAATTTGGTTCTCGGGTGCGGCAGCTGGAGGTGGTGGATCGCCTTGGACGGAAATGAATACGAAGTCTCTGCTTTATGGTGGCACGTCGACGGCGAATACCATGCATGTGAATGCGGATGGTTGTATCGTGGCGGGTGGTAACGATCTACGCATGCTGGAGGATGGCACGGACTTCGCCTTGATGTTGTGCGGTGACAACAATGACATGACAAATCTTGGCGTTATGCGCTCGTCGTACATGATCTGCGGTACAAACAACGTACTGAACACCGGAGGCACGGGGGTTCAGGGATGGGGTTCGGGCATTCTTGGCGGGTACTCGCACAATGCGGCGCTGGCGAGCGGGTCCGGGATTGTCAACGGCTACGATCACGACATTACGGGCAGTTGTTATTACACAGGGATCAATTACGGCTACCAGAACAATATTTATTCTGCGGACGCTTCGGTGATCAATGGCGGGTACCGTTGCACGATTGACGGGATCAGCCCGGACAATGATTACATGATGATCAATGGCGGGTACTACAACGAGGCGCACGGGGATTTCTCGTCCTCACAGGGTCACTATGCGCATGCAGATCACGATGGCACATGGATCTGGGCGGATGCGGAGAACACGACGGCATTTGCGACGGACCGGGCGAATCAATTCAAGGTGAAGGCGGCGGGTGGTTTCACGCTGGATGGCTACCAGGAATACATGAACACGGCGGAGTCGACCCCTCCGGCTGATCGGATCCGGGTGGGCGGGCGCAAGAATGGAAGTAACAAAATGGAGCTGATTGTCACGTTCCCGGATGGAACGACCACGGTGCTGGCAACGGAACCCTAATCACAAGCAAGGAATCGAATCATGAACCAAAAAGGAATGTTAACATTACCAACCCCTCTGACGACGGGGGCGCAAATCACACAGGTCCGCATTCTCGCGGTTTCGGCCCCGTTTATGGAGGACGATGACCCGTATGTGATCACGATTCAGGCGGTGGATGATGTGCGTCCGTCTGATCCGCAGGCGGATGTGGTGCTGGAACGCCGGATTGATATACGGATGCGGATCGTTGTGCAGCAGCAGGAGGCACAACTGACCTTGACGGCGCTGCAGCAGCAGCCTCCGGAGCAAGCGGTGATTGATTCGCTGGCAAGTGTGAATAAAACGCACGATACGATTGAGGGCGCTGTGTTGATCGTGGCGCTGAACAAGGGTTTGCAGTTGGTGGCGGAGCAGCAGGCGGGGGCTGGCAACTGATGTACAAGGGGTGGAAACAGGATGTGCGGATGCTGCTGATTTCGTCAGTGGCCTCGCTGTTCTGGTGGTGTCTGGTGCACGGGTCCCAGACGCTGGCCATCAT